CTAACGTATTACTACCAACTGCCTCCATCTGAATGGAACCCTGATCACTTGAAAAACTTGTTGTCATAATTTTATCTCCTTAATTGTAAGCTCCCGAAGGAGCTCACAAAATTTATTTATTACTCGGTATCAGAAGTTGAATCAATTCCTAATACTTTAAACAAAATAGTACACCCACCTGCGCCTGGAGCACCGGATAAAGTGACTGTTAAAGTAGCTGGTGCTGTTGCTGCAGCTGTTGTACCAGCGCCAAGAGTAACTAATCCATTTGCTCCGTTACCTGCAAAGACACCTTTGAATCCAGTTGAATTCATTGCTGACCCGTTACCATTTAACCAAGTGTCAGTTGCTCCTACAGGTCCTAAATTAGTTAGGGTTACTGCATTAGTTGCCGCTGATGTAACAGCCACAAGAACAGATAATACTATAAAGTTAGCTGGTAAAGTCTCAGTACTAACTGCAGTAGCATCCGCTGCTCCAACTGTCAGACTGTACTGATGGACCTTTAGACCCATATCAGTAGTTAAGGCTCCTGTTGTAGTACTTTCTTTTATTAGTTCAAATCCGTTCTGTGAACGAACGGGACCTTTAAACGTTGTATTTGCCATAATATTCCTCCTAGAATATTTAAATGTAGTCCCTAGGGGATGTCGACTATACGCGTCTACATTTAAGGTTTATTCAATTTGTATAGTGATTTATTTATAGCTTAGTTTTTAATGGAGTGCAAGAGATCCCTGCATAAAAGTACGATTTCAGCGATGTGGCGTTTATCTAAGTTGCCACAGAAACTTGGGCAGCTGAATCACTGATTTTGTTTTCTCTATCAGCAATTTTAAATTCTTCAGCTTTGATCTGAGTGATGATACTTCTAATTTTCTCATCAATTTCGACCATATTAAGAGTATATTTTCCATGTTGATTATACTCATACTGCCACCCTAACTCCAAGGACCTCTTTTGTTTGTACAGGTCTTCGGTCATGACTAACCTCCTCATAGGTTATTCTGTTAGGAATATCTCTAAACATTCCCGTTGATTCCCATTTTACACTTTTTTCTCCTAATTTGTCAAGTATTGCCTGTTCAATAGAATTGGCATTATCTTGCCCTAAAACTTCAAATTTAGCGTGGTAATCATAGGCCCAGATGTTTATAAGATATTTCTTCATTTTATCTTTCTATATTAATTTTGTGGCGAAACTATGTCCCGCCACAAAAAAGTTTTAACTATTACGCACCTTGAACGCCAAAGATACCTCTATAGTCAGATACACCAAATCTGTATCTTTCTCTAGCTTTGTATCTTACGTTACCAGTATCGAAATCACCTTCCATCGCCGTTTTAATAGGCGTTCTTTCGAAGTATTTCATACCATTTGGTACGTCAGTGATAAGATACCAAGAATCTGCATCAGTTAAGAAATTGTTCACTCTATAACCTTGAGGAACCATTCCCATAGATACGATTGCATTGATATCGTTATCAGCAGTACCAGTTCTACCTTGTGACTTCATAAGTCTCTCAGCATTAAATTGACCTGCTGCAGGAACGATCATTTTCATTCCTCTAGCTGCAATTTTTAACCCTCTTTCATCTGTCATTGCTGCAATGTCGATTAACGCTTGCTCCAATGAAGTTTCATTAAGGTCTGCTTGAGTTGTCAAAGTATTTTGAACTGTTCCAGCAATCGTTGGGTGACTAGTTGCAAACAATGCAGAACCGTCACCAGAAGTGAAAGTTCCTGTTTGCGGTAACCCATTGATCAATGGATCAACTGCTTTGATTTGTTTAGTATTCGCCATAGAACGAGCTAATGCTTTTGTATATCTAGACGCAAGTCTATCATACAGGTTATCCTCGATCGCTTCTTCAGTGATCGCGAATGCTAATGCAATAGTTTCCATAGTGTAACGTGCTGTGTAAGTCTCTTGAGCATTGTCAAAAGTTACTGCACCACCTTCCGGTTTAACCGCTGCATTTGCAAAACCAGATAACATAACTTCTTCTTCAAACGCTCTGTCTGAAGATTCTGTTACGTATATCTCAGCATGCTGATTCTCATAACGTTTATATTCCAAGCCGAATAAAGCATTCAAACCTGGCTCTAGTTCTTTAACTAGTTGTCCTCGTGATATTGCCATAGTCTATTCTCCTTATATTCCGGCTGTGCCATTAGCTAAAAAGTGAGAATTCACTTTTACAATCCAATTGACATGAGAAGAACCGATTTCGTCGTTATCGATATTCTTAGTCACACCAAGGATTTTTAGCTGCTGGGCTGTTGTTGTTAACGTGTCGTTATCCAGCTCAACTCTTGATAGATAGTTTGCTGAATCACCTGCCGTATATGCAATGTCCGCACAGTTGAAAACATCAGTCTGCGCTGATGCAGCTGTGTTATCAGATTGTATTTCAAATCTTTCGTACGGGTCATCGCTTACGAAACCAACAATATCAGTTGCAGTGTTAGCTGCTTTGAGATTGTTAGCCCACGTAGGCTTACTTGTGTTTGCGTCAGTATAATAGATACCATTAAGTGAACCTAAGATAGTTGCAGTTGAAGTTGACACAACAGTTATGTAACCAGTCGCCGCTGCTTGCACAGGGTCGTTTTGGTACATAGCTGCTGAACTAGCTGCAATGCTAAACTCAGATAAACCTTGGTTGTCATCATTCTGACCAACTTTACCGATCGGTCTTAGACCGAACGCTACTGTTTGATTTGCCATGATGGCCTCCTTATAGACCTGCCCTTGCGGGCCTCCAGTCCGTTAGTTTATCTTTGAGTGGTTAGAATCGTTAAAAAATTAACTTTTCTTTGAGCCACCAAAAGTTACGCGAGATTGTCTATCAATATTGATAGGCATACTCTGGTGCTCTTCCTTCAGTAGATCCTTGTCCAGCGCTTCGACTTTATCGTTGTGTTGTTTTGCATAATAGTCGCCACGTTGTTTTACGATCTCGTCAGGTACCCTTGCGAGCAAAAGGCCTCCAACTCCGATCACACCCTTGTACTTGCCATCTTCAACAACTGGATAATCTGAATCCGGATATTCATCTGATCTAACTAATTCATAACCAGACCGAAGTCTGCCTTGAATATTCTTAGAGTCATTGAATCCTAATGATTCAGCTCTTAGCCATCTATGTTGAAATCCTGTTGGCGCAGGGGGTGCATCTAAAGATGATGGTGGAGCCCAAACTTTTTTGTGAGATTCCTTTTCTCTAGTTTGACTCGCACGGGAAGTTTTTTTATCTGTACTCATATGCTTATGCCTCCTTCGTGATGTTTAATTGTTTCGCATACTCTTCAAGTGGCACACCTAATTTTTTAGCGATTGATACTTGAGACGGCGTGAGTCTCACTGTTTTGCGACCGGTCTTTGTACTTCGCTTCGCTGAAGCTACTGTTTGTACGGGTTTAGTCGTTCCTTCCGCTAATGTTGTTCTATCAAATTTATGGGGGAATTCAAGCTTTATTCTTCTATCTATTTCCGCATAATATTCGTCACTTGAGGAATCAAATCCTTCTGCTTCAGTTAGGGTTTTATGAAGATCCATAGCAGTATAAGTCATGGCATTGTTTTGTCCAAACCATGAATTTTTCTCTGCCCAGGCTTCTGCTTTAGGATCGGGTGTCCCTGTAGCTGCTAACTGTCTAGCAAGACTTGGTTCTTTTTTGGTTGATTGTTTTTTATTATACTCTTCTTGTGCCGCTTTAGTTTCATTGAGTTGCGCTTTTTTAACACCCAATTCAGATATAGCAGCCAATGCATCTGTTTCTGCGCCTAGATCTTGTGCTTCTCTAGCAGCAGCCAGTTTTGCTTTAGCAGCTTCTATACCGGATGTAATACGCTCTTCTGAAATTGATAAGTAACTTGGTTCAAGCTTCGAGATTTTAGCATCAGTTTTTTCTTTTGCTCTAAGCACTCTCTGTGCATAACCAATAGCTTCATCTTTTTGGCGTTCTGCTTCTCGCCATTTTTTAGTTAACTTAGCTATTCTTTTCTGAACACCTTCAGAGTATTGTTCTAATTCTTCTTCTTTCTTTTCTTCTTTAATTTCTTTTTCTACTTTTACTTCTTCTTCTTTCTTAACCTCTGGCTCTGCAGCGGGTTTTTCTTCAACTACTTCTCTAACAGTAGGTTCTTCTTTTTGAACAACCTCTTTTTCTTCAATAGTAGCTTCGTCTTTTTGTTCAGGGATATCAACATCCATTGCTGGACCGGATGTGTCAATATCTACTGTTTTCTTTTCTTCGTCTGGCATAGTTATCTCCTATGTTAATATTGATGAAATATATCTTCGGGATTATCGATGGTTGCTAAAATTTCATCGTCGTTTAGCAATCTTACTTCCCCGCCATCTATCAGGATTCTTGATCCTGCATATCTTGCAAAAATTACCCAGTCACCTTTTTTACACCAAGGTCCTTCTGGGAATTTTTGTTTATCATAACAATATGGTCCCATTCTTAAAACAAGTCCACATGTTGAAGCGACTTGAGATCGCTCAATAGTTTCATCAGCTAATACAACACCACCTTTAGTTTTTTCCCCCATCTTAAATGGTAAAATTAACATTCTCCATCCCGTAGGATTTGGTAGTTTAGTTTCTTCTGTGTTTGCTAAATTTTTTTCGGCGATCTTTTTTTGTTTTTTAGTTTCTACCGCTTGATGTTGTTTGAATTCTTTGTATTGGTCTAATAGCGCCGGCTTAGTCTTTGGGCTTGATGTTGACGACTGTTCCTTCATTTTTTTGCTCCTTGTTTAGCAGGTTAGAGATATCCTGACTGATTTTATAATAGGCATGTGCCTGTCCCATCATATATTTATATTTTTCCATGTTGTCAACCCCTCCGGCAATCATTGCATCGCCGATTTGTTGATATAATTCTTTGAGCTGACGTTGTATCTTATTAATTATTGTTATTTCATCCATTTTATTCTTTCTATTATTTTATAAATCCTTTCGGCTTAAATAATGATCCATAATATTTATCGTAACTTTTATTGCTTACTTTGACGCCTCCTAAACTTGAGCCTCCAAAATAACTACCATTATAATCTCTTTGCGCTTGGCTAATCATCGAGTTTGTTCCTCCATGACCAAAATGCTTTCTACCTTCTAGAGCTAGTGTTCTTGCAGATTTAACGACAGGTTTTTTCTTCTTCGTCCCCTTCATCATCTGTTGAAGTTTTTGAAGTGCTTTTTGAGACATTAGACTCTCGATCTAGCGCCAACTAATGTGATATTAGCATTGGAAGCTTTATTATCTATTGCTCTTCTACCTTTAGTTATATTAATTGGAACGGCATGTGCTGAACCAGTCGGTGCTAAACCTGAACTAGCTGGTGTTGGAGGAGTTATTCCTCTTCCATTACCTGCACTTGTAGGGCCGTTTTTAATTAAAATTGAAGTGTTTATTCCTCTTTTATTTGTCATTATCGGATCTCCTTTCCGAAACCATGTGTTGCTACTCCAGTAGAACGTTTTCTAGTCACACGTCCACCTTTTTTTATCCCTTGTCTAATTCTACCTGCTGTATCAATGGAACCAATTTTACTGCCTGATTTAACTTCATCTAATGTGCGAGTTGAATAACCTGCTTTATCTAAACCTTCTTCTAACATTTTGGACTGTTCTTTTCGTTTCCACTCCTTAATCTTATCTTTGAGTTTTTGTGCATCTTCTGGATGGATTTTGTTAGACTCTTTTTGTTTTTTTAAAGTAGCTGCAGCTTTTAAATCAGTAGTCATTATCTTATCTCCTTACCAAAGCCTTTAATAGCCACGCCTCTGGAACCAACTCTTCCGCCTTCTGCATGTAATTCTCTAACGATTCTTTTTTTCTCAGATTTTAAATTTCTTTTGCCTTTTCTTGAATAAGCTTTTTCTGCATCAACACGACCAAGTTCTTCTAGTCTGTTTTCTCTTCTAGTGTTTTTTCTTTTTTTAACTTTTCCACCTTTTCTCATGTGGTAAACGTCCCCACCTAACATTTGAGTCCGTTTCTCGTAATCAGCGTCTTTATATTCTTTACTATCAGTTATTTTTTTATATTCTTTTTGTGTTTTAAGTTTTGAATGTGGATGTTGTGCACTTTTAGCTGCTGTTGTTTTATCTGACATAATACTACCTATTTATTTACTTTGTTTTTACGACCGAACTTAGCTTTTCTTTTTCCCCAAGCTCCATAAGACTCGTCTCTTCTAGCCTTCATAGATTGTTTCTTACCAGATTCTTTTCCAGTTCTCATTCCTAAAGACTCATCTTCTCTAGCTTTGTAACCTTGTTTTTTCTTTTTGGAAGCTCCACCTTTTGCGTATGGAAATCTTACATTTGAT